AAATTCTGCTGCCCTTTCAACAAACGCAAACTCGTCAAGGAACAGCAAGTTTACAGATTGACCACGAATGGATGATCCTGAAGTAGCAGCGGCGAATATCTTTGAGTTGTTACTAAACTCTATGCTACCTTTGTTCAGTACCTTGCATCCTGGTTGCAAGTAGAATGGTAGATTCTCAAGCATAAGAGTTACACGCGATAACATCTCTCGAGCAGTCGCACCCTTGTTAGCGAGCACTGCTACAGTTTTCTCTGGATGAAATATAGCATACCAAAGCAGGTATGCCACAGAAGATATAGACTTGCCTGACTGACGGCAAGCGAGCACAACCGTAAAACGGTTGCTGTTGAAGTGAGTAAACATTTCCTCTTGGTAAGGATACAACTCAAACGGCACGAGACCATCGTTTAGGTTGATAATTTTTAGGTGAGTTTTAGCAAAGTGCGTGGGGTCTGCCATGCATTTAGCATACTCAGCGACTTTCTCTTGAGTCCAATCCTCCTGTACGCCATCTTTCTTGACGTGAGGATTACCAAGATAGTGAGTATCGTGTTTAAACTTGGTCGTGTCCTGAATCTGGGAGGGCATCATGTTGAGGAGTTATATCCTTTTCGTTCACTTGTTTGAGCGCACGCTGAAGATCGGTAGTCGAACCGATAAAAACATTCGTCGTTTCTTGTTTAGGTAGTGCCTTGACATCTTCTTTTTCTATCTCCTTCTTTTGTTTATGGAGATTCATAAGTTGATGAGAAACGTCAGAGGTATCTTTTATAAGTTTGGCAAGAACTTCGTATGCTCTTGGGTGTTCGCTTTGCTTTGCGACCTCGATCATCTCTTCTACACCGTCGCGACCTTTACCGATCAGATCGTATAAAGTCTCTCTGGCGTATTCATAATCATTATCTTTATCACTCATATTCATGCGGCAAACTTACTGGACTATCACTATCTAGTACATCTTTTTGTATAGTATAATCAGAGTCAGGCGAAACAGGTCTTGCTGATGTTTCAGTTCTAACGGTCTCAAGATATCTATCCGAATCCAGTGAGTTGACGTCCATATTGAACAGGTCTGCATCGACGCGAGTGATGAGAGGACCAGTCGATGGTTTTGGACCATAGAAATTAATTTTCATGTCAAAGGTGAGAGTGTAGATAATAGTTCTACGATCTTCCATCGCACCTTCAAAGTTATCAGTAAAGGCGACCGACTGTAAAATTACAGGAACATCTTCTTTAATATCTGGATAATCTTCTATCGGTTTAAAGTTTACTGTATACTGCGGAGCAAAGTAAGGAAGAATTTGTTCTACAACTTGTAGTGCATCATTGTGTTGTTTAGCATAAACATTCAACTCAAACGTAATGATGTATGGCGTACCAGTGTAGAATTTTGCGCCAGAAGTATTGTCATCAATATGCTGTTTAGTAAAGTAATTTGTTTTTGGTAGTTGACGTTGAGGGTCGTATGCTATCGACAATACTTCAAAAGACATACGAGGCAGTTTGATTGCTAACTGTCTTTCGTTATCCTCACCGTTATTCATCTCGTTTATTCTTTCTAAGAACTTGCGAGCAGGAGCATATGCCAGAGGAACTTTTTGCTGGGCATAAACATTGTTACCATCACGGCGAATAATGTATAGGTTGTTAAACATTGCACCAAATACTGCAACGCACTTCCTAACCCGTTCGTGATAAAAATGAGTGCCGAACATTAACTAAAATCTCCAAATGGATTGTCTTCACTGAAGTCTACAAACTCAAGTACAGATACATCAAAGTCCGTAACATTTGAAGTCCATCCATCAGTTTGCCCAGTTGGATTTATATCTCCACCAGCAGCATTAGATTGAATCTGTTGAAGTTCTCTTATTACTGTTGGAGTTGCTATAGAAGATGCTACGTTAACACTATCTCCATGGAAGAGTTGGCGAGTAGTTGTAAAAGTTTTATATTCGCCTGAAGTATTGCCTACATTACCAAGGTAGAGCGTCTTATCGTCTGCACTCCATCCAACCACTTCACCAGTAACATCGTAATCGTCAAATGCCTGAGTAACTCTTTCGCCTCTAGTGAATCCGTTAGAAGCAGAATCCATAGTAAGTTGCCACTGATATGCAGCAAACTCTTCAATCTGGGTAACACCAACATTGGTACCAGTACTGAATCTTTCTGTGCTGTACTCGAACAATTCGAGTCGCATTCTGAATACAGGAAGTTGCCCTAACTGATAGAAAGGATTCTCGTCCTCTACCTTCATGATCTCGAAAGTAGAATTAGACAAAGGGATGTGAATTAAATCACCTTCCCTTGGACGATAATATTTTTCTCCTGGTCTTTCTTGGTATTGTCGAATCTCTTGATTGAATCTACGACGTGCCATGACAATAGTGGCGGCATCTCGAATCTCTACACCAAACTTCTGGAAGAGATCTCCGTCACCATCATACCCCTCTACGTTTTCAACATAGACTTCTACTTGGTATGCATACTTAAACTCCGATAAAGTCTCATCGTTGAAAACCATATCTCTAGACACAACTTCTCGTGGCAGGTAATAAACATTCTGCCCATAGAACTTAAGAGATTCAACGATTAAATTTTCGTAGAGACTTTGTTCAGATCTTACGTTGTGTCGAAAATGTTGAGAGAGTGCCATGCGTCACCCCACAAAGAAGTCGGGTGGCACTTCCTGTTCGAGACGCATTCTTTCTCGAATCTTTTCTTGTTCTTCTCTGCCCTCTTCGATATAGCGTGCGCCACTAATAGTGACGCCGCCAGGAAGTTGCATACCTTCAAACTTTGACATATTTTGCCCCCACTGCTCTTTAATTAGGGCAGTGGTGTAGTCCTTAATAAACATATCATTGAAAACACTGGTATGCGCTGTTGGATCAACGGTTTGATAAACCTCAAGTGCAATATATTTTCCAGCACTCAATGTGCCATCCTCTATATCGCTGTGCATATATAAACGATTTTGCCGACGTGCAAAAGTAATTAACGGGAGACCATTGACTTTCATATCAATCAACTCCATATACTGGCGAACTTGATCATAGTATGCCAGACCACCATAACCAACATCAGAAAGTTGATGAAAGTCGCTCATGGCAAATTGGTAGTTGAATGAAAAGAAATTAGAACTGTTAATGACCGAAGAACTAACAGGAAACATTTTAGTTACATACAATATATTGGTAGGTAGAGTAATATATTTGTTTGTAATGTCATCAGCAGTTAACTGATGTTCGTAATACACGCGCATAGTTGCGTCGTGATGAAACTCCTGATACAACTGAATGGCATCATCGATCTTATCTTCGATTTGATCTTCGTCGACATTGACTTCAATAACTGGTTCACCCAGTCGGCGAAGGCAAAAGTCGATCAGGTCAGCGCGAGATGAAACTACTGCCATGTTGTTATCCGTTTAGTAGTGTACCAGCAGAGTCGTAAATTCCGATTCCGTTGAATCCATCAACTTTGTCAGCATTTAAATTAGTTACCACAGTGCCTGAAGTAACATTACTGAGATCGAAAATAGAAGCAGCGGCGATTCTAGCATCTGCACGTGCATTAGTGAAGTATAAGTTCGTGAGTTCAGACAGATTCGCTGTAGTTTTAGTATTAGTAAAATCACTATCAATCTGCTGTTGGACTTTTACCGAATCGTATGATTCTACAGTAGCAAAAGAAAGGACGCCGGAACCATTTGTGGTCATAAACTGATTGACATTACCATCAGTAGTAGGATATGTCAATCCATTAAATACTGCACCATTTGATGCAGTTAAAGTATTCGAGAACGTCTTAGCACCACTAATAGATTGAGTGGTCGCTAGAGTTACATAAGAACTTGATAAAGAAGATGAAAGGTTGGCAACATCAGAATCTAATGCCTGAAAGTTTGAGTCCAACTCTTGTAGAGTTAGAGCAGAACCTTTTGTTAAACGTAGAGTGAGATCGGCCATACCATCATATCCTTAGGCAAAGTAGTGGGGGAACGTATTCCCCCATACGACAACAAACTTACGATTAATTTGGTGCTTCGTAAGTAAGTGAAGAAATACTAATTGTGTCGCCAGCACCGATAGCAGTAGATGACAAGATAATGTCACCGCCACCACCAGTAGCAGTTACGGAACCAGTGAAGCAAGAGTCGCCAGCACCGGAGAATACAGTAAACTTAGTTACAGTACCTGCTTTGCAGTTAGTGTCGTCTGTGATTGCAGCAGCAGTAGCAATACCATTAGCAGCGCCACCGAATGCAGTAGCACTAAAAGTAAGTGAAGCAACTACTGAATCGCTTGCGCCACCGTTCTGAAACTTAATAGAACCAGCACCGCCAGCGTCAATCAGATCAACAACATAATCCGCAATACCGTTGCGAACGTCAGTTGGGTGAGTAACAGCCATTTTTATCTCCTTTTTAGGATGTTATTACTTTTGGTTTTCTTCTGACTTCTTGCCGTCGGCGACAAGTTTTGCCAGTTGCTCTTTCGAGACTTTCGCGGTCACTTTCACCTCTTCACGAGTGCCATCCTTTCGGATAACAGTGGCAGTTCCCGTCAACTTCCCAAGACCAGTTTTAGTCTTAATACCCATTATTTATAATCCTCAAATATTCAAAAAATTATTTAGTCACACTTTTAGATACAATTACCTTGCCTTCTAAAATTCTTTCTACATACGGATCACCTGTCGCCGAATCCGTGTACTGTAACTCCACGTCATACACATACCTTCTCCTCGTCAGGGCATCAGTTTGTGTGTTAGTAAGGATTATATCTACAATCCCATCAGTAGCAGGAGCAACTATCGCAGTTTCAAATGAAATTTTCTCAGAAGAATCTGCACCATAACTACGGTTGATCTTTCCTCTGATTATAGACTGAGACAAGTTCCTGTTAGTTCCGTCTGCATCAAGGAGTCGCAAACGCCATCTAGCATCTGCTCCTTGGTCTACATATAAATCTTCATACAATGCCATTTGTTATGCCCGACTACTTATTTCTATTCTATTTATACTGCTTCTATGGCAGATGGTTTGGTTCTAATAACAATTGTTACTTGCTTCGGTTTAGTTATTCGGAACGATCTCACTAATGGTACCGCAGCAGATACTTCTCTTCTAGCACCAGTTCCTACAACATTTGATACGCCAACTTCATCAGCAGTTAGATCTGCTTCTATCACAAATACAGTTCGTTTCGTAACAGCATTGACTGTAGATGGACCAGACCTTGGTATAGCAACACCGTTACTATCCGGAGCAAACGGTACTTTTATAATTCTTTCAGCAACACCTGTTACAAGGCAATCTACCGTAGTGAGAGCATCACCACCTTGATCATCTATCTCGCGTTCAGCAACACCAGCAACCACTGATACGCCAACTTCGGAGGCAGTAAGATCTGCTTCTACACTAGTTATAATTCTCTCAGCAGAGCAGACTACAGTAACATCTTGAGCAGCAACAGCGGTGCTAACAGAAACCACCTTCCTTTCAGCAACGCCAGAAACTTGTGAATCTTCTGAAGATAGAGTTACTACTGGTCTTATTATACGTTCAGCAACACCAGCAACAGTTGAAGGATCAGTGTTAACGTCACCATCTATCGCGCCTTCTACTTCTAATTCTACAATACGCTCAGCAACACCTGCTATCGTAGAACTTTGCGCAGCAGGATTAGGAACAACATCTTGTACAGTTCTCTTCGCAGTACCTTCTACCAGAGAAGGAGTACACTCTAAGATACCACGAGGTTTAATAATAACATTTGTGGTTGCGTTGACGGTGGATGCAGGTGCTTCTAATGTTACTGCTGATCTAATTTCTCTTTCTGCTACTCCACTGACATCAGAAGGTTGCGCAATAGGTGCGACAATCTTTTGCACATCTATAGTACCTGCCATATTCGGATGGTACTGACAATTGTAGTAAAGATTGTCCGGTGCGTTTAATGGAACATCAAATACTATTGTTCCGTTGTCTTCTCCGTTATTAGTTACACCATCATTATAAGCATTTTCTGTTCCAGTACCGATAGGGAAGGATGTTCCTGGTACAGACTTTATCCAGAAAGGATGTCCTGGTGTATTAACTTTGATTATGTACTTGGAACCCTTATGGAATTCTAATGTTGGATTCTGTACACCATCAATCACCCATGCACTGTTCCCGCTTCGGGATACCATATGAGTGATTCTTTCTCCACTGCCTGTAACAATCCTCTCTGCTGATCCAGCAACGTCAGAAGGATCGTCAACTATCAGTGCCGATTGTTCAGTAATTACCTCACGCTCGGCATCGCCAACTACTACAGATAGACCAACTTCGGAAGCAGTTAGATTCGTATCCAACGCCACAATAGTTCTTTCTGCGACAGCATAAACAATGTTATATTCTGTAGGTCGTATTGTTAATGAACCAGCATCAATAATCCTTTCGGCAACACCAGAAATTGTTACGTCACTAGCAGCAAGTGCTTGTGTAATATTATTTGTTTCAATCTCGCGTTCAGCAACACCAGCGACTCCAGATGCGCCAATCTCAGCAGCAGTTAGATTACCTTCGGCAACAACAACCTTACGTTCTGCGTTACCCACAACCGCTGATATACCAACTTCAGCAGCGGTTAGATTAGTATCTACTCCAGTTATAATTCTTTCAGCGACACCCGATACTACTACATTTTGCGCAGATAAAGTTACTGCTGATCTTATTTCGCGTTCAGCAATACCAGCAACTATATTATTCGCAGTTGGTACTAGCGTTGCCGATGTTCTTATCTCACGTTCAGCAGCACCAGAAACAACCGCGTCTTGATCAACAACAGTAGTATCAACATCAACTATGGTGCGCTCAGATAGACCAACAACCACTGCATCTTGAGCAGACAATTGACCTTGTGAATTTGATGTAATTTGTGCTGTTGAAGTTATTACACAATCATCAGCAACTATAGCAACATTACCAGCGAGCAACTCACGTTCAGCAGCGCCAGTGACGACTGAATTTTGAAGTTGATTTGAAAGTGCAGGTAATACAGTAATCGTACCGCCCATACTACCATGGTATTGACAATTGTAGTAAAGGGTGCTTGGTGCATTATCCGGAACTACAAATGTAATCGTTCCTACATCATCTCCATTATTAGTGACGCCATCATTGTATGCGCCACCAGTACCAGTGCCAGGAGAAGATTTAATCCAGAAAGGATGTCCAGATGCAGTTACAGAGAATATGTATGTAGATCCTCTGTGGAATTCTAATGTTGGATTAGTTTGCCCGTCTACCTTCCAACTAGCAGAACCGTTGTTAGATACAGTATGTACAACGGTCTCTGGGGTGAACCTATGCCCAACTGTACCAGTACCAGTTATTTCTCTCTCAGCGACGCCCACTACGTCTGATGGGTCGTCTACCACCATTGCCGTTTGTTCAGTTACAATTGAACGTTCGCCATTACCAGCAACTACCGAAACACCAATTTCGGCAGCAGTTAAAGCACCATCGATTGTATTAGAAGTTCTTACTCCAACTCCGGCAATCGTTGAAGATTGAGCAGCAGGAGTTGCGTCAGTGTCTACTACTATTCGAGTAGCATTACCACCAACACCCCAACCGACAGCACCGAGGTGTCCGGAACCAGTTTTCTTAACTTCTGCCAGTCCAGTAACTGTGTGATTATTAGTAGGTTTAAGAGCACCGCCACCTTCTTGCGTAATAATGCGCTCAGCAGCACAAACTGTTGTTGACGACTGCGCTTGTAGTGCAGCGGATTGTGAAACTATCTTGTTCTCTGCTAAACCAGTTACTACGGAAGGTTGTGCTTGTATAGAACCAGACTCTGTAACTATTTCGCGTTCAGCAACACCACTGACCGAACCTGTTATTACTTCAGATACTTGTAAAACAATGCTACCAGCAGTGACTACACGTTCAGCAAGACCAACGACAAGATTATTAGCAGAAGGTTGGAATTCAGCATCACCCAATTGATTACTGGTTATTTCAACTACGGTAGCAACGGTAGAACTATTTGTGCTCAGTGCCGCAGAAGTAATTCTGCCCACATTAATTGTGGCAACAACATCAGCATCATCGTCGTGGATAATTGCAGCAAAAGTGGTGTTGATTTGTCTCTCAGCATCACCAGCAACATCAGTAAGAACAGATGGTCCATCGTGTAGATCGCCAGAACCAGTAATAACACGTTCAGCAACACCAACTGCTACATTATTGTCAGTTGGTTTAAATGCTGCTGCACCTTCTTGTACTATGATACGTTCAGCGACACCAACGGTTGTTGATGACTGTGCTTCTAAACTACCATCGCCAGTCTGTACGACTTCACGTTCAGAAATACCAGTAACGACAGATACACCGACTTCAGAGGCAGTAAGGTTTGCATCATCTGGTGTAATAATCCTTTCTGCTACACCAGTTACTATAGATGCAGAAGATTGTTGTAATGCGCCAGAGGCATTCTTTTTCCTTACACCTTGACCAGTGACAACATTGTTGTCAGTTGGTTTAAACTGTGCAGCACCTTCTTGTACTATAATGCGTTCAGCAACCCCAACGGTTGTTGAAGACTGCGTTTGTAGTGCAGCAGATTGAGATACAATACTATTTTCTGCTAAACCTGTTACAGAAGAACTTTGTGTTTGTGGGGTTGCGTCCACATCTACAATAATACGATCAGCAACACCAAATGCTGTCAATCCTTCTGCTTGTATAGCAGCTGAACCAGTAATGATCCTTTCTGCAACTCCAGATACTACAGGCACAGAAGATTGCTGTAATACTCCTGTACCTGTTATAATATTTTCTGCTTCACCAGTTACTACAGAAGATTGTGTTTGTAGGGCAGAACTGGTATTATAACCAATATTACCTGAACCTACAACTCCACCAATAGGTTGAGATTCTAAAGAACCGCTTGAAGTGATAACTCTTTCAGCGACGCCAGATACTATAGGTACAGAAGATTGCTGTAACGCATTACCACCCTGATCGTCGATCTCTCGCTCAGCAATACCTGTTACTACAGAAGATTGAGCGGCAAGCGTTCCTGAAGCATTTATAGTTCTTTCGGCAACTCCAACTATAGTTGCATCTTGTGCTTGAACAGCACCGGATGCGTTGCGTTGAGCATTTGAATTACCGCTTACAGTAGAGGATTGCGCCTGAACAGAAGATAAAATATTGTTAGAGGTACGGACACCTGCGCCGGATACAGAAGATTCGCCAATGGAAAGTGCACCAGAAGCATCAATAATCCTTTCGGCAACACCTGTAACTTGAGAAGGAGTATCTACTTCCGCTGCTGCAACAACAGTTACAACAGAACGTTCACCGTCACCAGCAACGTCTACAAGAACGGAAGGACCGTCATGTAGATCTGCTTCTAATGCAATAACTGTACGTTTTGTGGTAGCAGAGGTGGTGGCATCTTGCGCTTGAACAGCACCAGAACCTTTTTTAGTTATCTCAACAGCAGCACTTACTGTAGCTTCTTGCGCTGTCAACTCAACGACGAGTCTATGCTCGCCGCCTACATATCCAGGAGCGTGATACGTATCGTCTACGTATGGGATAAACTGTGCTGATGATGCCAAGGTTTAACCTTCTTATAGTTGTTATTATCAGTACAACTACTATTTAGGCAGTTTGAATTTCCTCAACTACGTGTTCTGCCATTCTTTTACCTGTTTCATCACTGTTAAAAACAAACGCAATTGTGCTGCGTAAACAATTAGTACGAGCAGAATGGTATACAATTTTATCATGCTCGTCATATGTACCGTAATACCCATACTTACATTGCCACCCCTCAACGTCTGGGATGACAACATGTTCTTTAGTTATTGGGTCTATATGTTCCCATTGACCGTCGCCTTTTTCAGACCAAGTAAAGATAATATTATATCCACCCGCATTAGCATTATTATGCCAACCAATAAAACCACCAGGAGGATATACCATAGACAATGCTTTTCTATGCGCACCCAAGAACATACAAACTTCGTTTACTAGTTCTTCTCCGATTTTACCTAACTCTACCTGACCATCAAGATCTTTGTAGCGGAATTGATCAGCTCTTACCTCAAATCCACGCGCTGCTTCAGGAAACCCAAAATGTTCTCGACCTCTATGCATTATTTGGTTACAATATTCCTGAGAACAATACCAGTCGGCATCTTCATCCGGATGTAAATTTGCCACTCTATTTAAATCTATAGATTTGACAAAGTCAGCGTATTCATCTAATAGTTCAATAAATTCTGCATTGCGGATTACCGCAGTATTCATCGGTTTCTCATGAAAATTCATAATGTATTACTCTACTCGCACGTATAATGTATAAGTTTCAATGGTTGCAGGAGTACTAGTTAGTGTTTCTCCAGTGTACTGACCTGTGTATTGGTTTGTATAGTTTCCTGCGAAATTAGTTGAATACGATCTAACACCAGAAAAATTACGAGTGCCGACGAAAGTTTGCGCGACAGTGTAAGTTGATGCATAATTTCTAGATCCACCAAATCCTCGAATACCTAAGAAATTTCTGGTTCCCACAAAAGCAGTGCTGACGCTATATTGAGCAGCATAGTTTCTTGAACCAGCAAATCCTCTCACACCAGCATAGTTTCTGGTTCCTACAAAAGTTATTGATACAAAACCTGCGAAAGCAGCGGAAAACTGTGATGAGAATGTTGCTGGTCTTGGTCCCGCATAGTTTGCTGGTGTAACTCCTCCGAATGCTTGCGATACAGTAAAAGTTCTTGCTCCCAAGAAATTCCTGTTACCAGTATATTGTGCTGGGGTAACTCCCAAGAAGTTTCTTACGCCAGCAAAGTTTCTGGTACCACCATAGTTTGCTGGGGTAACTCCCAAGAAGTTTCTGGTACCAGCATAATTCGCAGGAGTGACTCCCGCAAATGCTATCGAAACACCAAAGGTTGCGTTACTGGCAAAGTTGGCATTAGAAGCAAATCCATAATACCCCAAGAAGTTTTGAGATACGCCAAAGTTGGCGGAGCGTGTACCCAGATAGTTTACAGTTCTAGTTCCCAGAAAAGTTCTTGGACCCACAAAGTATCTAACACCAGTAAAGTTTCTGATACCAGTAAATTGCCAAATCCTTACACCACCAAATTGTCGCCAACCACCGTATCCTCTAGTACCCACAAAAAAATATGAGTTGTATGCTGGAGGAGAGAAGTTACCAGGACCTGTAAAATAGGCGAAGACAGCAAAGTTTCCTGGCATCGGACCATTCCAGTTTATTGGTCTAGCATATGCCGCATTTCCAGAAGAAAAGTTATTGTTGCTAGAAAAGTTTTGAGCGACATTGGACGCAAAATTTTGTGAACGAGTACCAAGAAAGTTTCTTACGCCAGCAAAGTTTCTACCGCCAGTAAAAGTACGAGGACCAGTAAAAGTTCTTGGTCCAACAAAGTTTCTAACTCCAGTATATTGTGCTGGCGTAACTCCCAAGAAGTTTCTTACGCCAGCATAATTCGCAGGAGTCGTACCAAGGAAGTTAGTGCTAATTGCAAAGTTTCTAGTTCCCGCATAATTCGCAGGAGTGACTCCCGCAAATGCTATCGAAACTGCAAAATTTCTTTCACCAACAAAACCTCGGACTCCAGTATAGTTCGCTGGGGTAACTCCTAAGAAGTTAGCATCTCGAGTACCAACGAAATTATTAATCCTTTGACCTGTATAATTAGCAGGACGAGTTCCTGCGAAAGATTCATTCGCATTAGAAAAAGTTTGCGAGACACTATACGTTGCCGCATAATTTCTAGATCCACCAAAAGCGCGAACACCAGTAAAGGAAAGGTTTGCATCAGCAAAGTTGGTTTCGACACTATATGTTGACGCATAATTTCTAGATCCGCCAAACCCCCTTACGCCAAGGAATCCAAGGTTAGGATCAGCAAAGTTGGTAGAATAACTTCTAACACCAGCATATTGAACCTGAGAATAACCAGTGTATTGCCCTGAGTATTGCACATTATTTGTGGTAAAACGAGTATCTACTGCTGTACCACGTGCTTCCCAAGTTCCTGTAGCAGTTGGCGCTCCTTGTCCTGAAGTGCGAAGTTCATATGTTCCTACATCTCCATGTACGAAATATCTACTTAAAATTTGCCCGAATGTTGTTTGTTGTTCGGTATCAGACATTGCCTCAAGACCACCATCATAACCAGCAAGAGGATATGAACCATAACTGCTGCGTTTGATGTGCATGGCATTACACTTGGTTGGCGCTGTACCTGTTTGTCTTTCCCAAATGGTATAGTTTGTTACAGTGCCGTTGGTAGTGGTGTCTGAGAAAATATTTGACAAATGAGCAGACCAGTCTCCACTAGGAGCAGAGGAGGCGAGTCTATAGGACCCAGGATATTCATTACTTACTAGTATAGATCTCAGCGCATGAGAAAGGTCATGCATTTCTGTACTATTGAAATCATGAATTTGTGTAGAAGTTTCATAAACTGGGCGACGAAAATTAGCAGTGTTGTCTAGGGCAATACTAGCACTTCCAGAGCGTTGGTAAAGAGTAGTGGTCGTGGAACCAATGCTGAGAGAAGATCCTGGGTGAGTCCCGACTGCTTCGTTATAGAAAGTGTTAGTATAAGTACCAACTGCTGTGTCATTAGTGACCGAAGAAGATCTAAGAGTACCGCCATGATCAGCTGTGCCTGCTAGATGAACCCCTGCCTTGAACGCCAAATAATTTTCATTAGCAGCAGTCGCTCGCTGGAGATTACCAGATGCGTCTTTTTGGATTATAGGTAGTTCGTAAGGTTTCGCCATGACTATCTGCTATGCCGATAAATTTATTATTCTATTTATACGTTTGCTATGACTGATAAACTTCTTTATCAGCAACAAAAGATCTATGATACAAGATAACATCATCTGGCATAGGTTCCTTCCTGTGTTGTAACGACCAATAGTTCCAACGATCGTTTTCTTTAAATTCGCCAATCTTCAGGTCTTTGTACTTTTCTTCTTTGTTTACTAACCACCATAGAGTAAATTGATCCCAATGCTTTAGTCTTCGGGGATGCGTTTCTTGATCCCAGTCACCGTTTTCGTCTGTCGGCCACCATTCGTCATTCATTTGCTTGTCGTATAGTTCAAACCAATCTTTCATGAACGGTAGCATTTCTTTTGTATAAAGACAAACTGCGCCGCAAAGAACAAATGTTCCTCCTGGCCAATGCGACTCTACAAATATGTCATGATTTTTTTCTTCTAGTATATTAAAAACCATGTCGTTGTCGCCCAACTCATCAAATACAGTAGCGATGTCTTCGTGTAAACATTCCATATCAGCATCAATATAGAAGGTCTTATCGAAAGGACTTTGTGACATACCCCAAAGTTTAGCACGATAATGATCATCACAATATACTACATGATCTGCTACTTCTTCACGACCATCACAAAACCGTTCTTCGACAACGAAGCATGTTTTTGCTTCAGGATAGTAATCTTTTATTTGTTCTAAAAGATTCACGCCCCAAGCATAGTACCGATAATCTTTTGAGGCAACTACTAAGAAACCATTATTTTCCGCTTTCATTGGCAACAGACAACCCAAGTTCTTCCATCATAATTAGTTGCGCATACAGATTAAGTTCAACCACATTTTTAGAGCGACGAAGTTTACTCTTGAGAGTTTTATTGCTGGTGTTTTTAATCTGATCTATTTCTAGAATTTTAATTTTTGCATCAAACAAAACTTCAAGGTCTTTTGCTTGTTGTTCCGCTTTCCTTCTTTGCTCTTCAACTTCTTTTTCTTTTGACTTTCTTTCTCTGCGCTCAGCAGTATTAGCGTCGATCTTTTCTTCGCCAATTTCTTCCATGAGTTCTTTAAAGTCAGGATTTTCGTTACCGTTCACATCAAACTTGCGAACTGTAACAACTTGTGTGATTTCTCGACCACTCTCATCTGTGATGCTAAGGATTGCTTCCGCCATCTCTTTTTCATCATTATGCCAAAAAGCATTATCCAACCACTTTCGCTCTGCCATCATAATCTCCTATGATAAAAAAATAATTAAGTTGCTGACACTCTCACATATAATGTATATGTTCTAATTGTTCCTGGTATAGCGACAACTGTTTGTCCAGTATATTGAGCACTGTATTGAGAAGTGTACGTGCTAGTATATTGTCCAGTGTATTGTCCACTATAGTATCCAGTATATAGTACTGCCCTTGTACCTGCAAATGTTATTGTAGCAGGACCAATGAAATTTCCCGAGTAAGGTCTACTTCCAGCAAAGGTTTGCGGCGAAGATCTTACTCCAACAAAGTCATTAGAGAATGCTCTTACACCAGCAAAGGTTCTATCACTTACAAACTGTAGATTGTTAAGTTGCCCGAGGTGCAGGAATCCTGTATTATTGAGATAATATCTTACTCCTGAAAATTGACCTGCATAATTGGTCGAGTATGCTCTTGTCCCTACAAATGTCCTTTGACCAACAAAGTCTCCTGGCACAATAAAGTGACCAGTGTTTGCGTCAATTATTGGACCCGCGCCCACAGGACGGACAAAGTTCTGAGCAGTTGCCCAATTTCGAACACCTTCAAACGGAAAGTCTCTGGTTCCTACAAAAGTTATTGCTGCCCAACCTAGGAAGAGTTCGTCTGTATAATCGGTTACCCATGCTCCAAAAGTCAAATAGTTAAACTGCGGGAAGATAGGATTGACCCCAGTGAAGTTCTGGGCGGGTCTGGCGAAATATACCTCACTTGACTCAAATCCTCTGATTCCTGTATAGTTTCCTGTGAAATTGCTGGAATATTGCCTCAACCCTGTAAAATACCTAAACCCTGCATAAGTACGGATACCAGTGTAATTGCTCCCACGCGTGCCTGCCCAAGTTACGTTTGCCGCTGGGTTACCTGTAGGGAAAGATGCTCCATTAGCGAGAAATTGTCTTGTCCCAGCGTACCAAATTCCGAAAGATCTAGTGCCCGTATAAGATTCTTGTGAAAACTGTCCAGGAACAACACCGCCAAATGCAATGGGGGCAGTGCCCCACTGCATAGGAGCAACGGGGGTGCCTGATTGGTACGCAGCCGTGAATGATCGTTGTCCAGCATAGTCAGTAGAGAAAACTCTTTCCCCTGCGAAAAATCTGGTACCAATGAATTCTCTCACACCAGAAAAATATCTTAAACCTGTAAAATACCTAAGTCCTGCGTATGGTCGAGGTCCTGTATAATTAACTTGTCGAGATCCAAGGAAGTCTACGGGTCTTGGCCCAGTAAATGTGTTGGTGTACGGAAGAATTCTAGTACCACTAAAATATCTTAACCCTGTAAAATCTCTTGCTCCAGCAAAAGTGCGATTTGAAACAAACTGTCCAGTGTAGTATCTTACACCACTAAAGTTTCCAGTGAATTGTCCAGACCATGCTCTCGATCCAACATAATACCTTGACCCCACAAAGGTTCGTTGTCCCACGAACTGTTGAGCTTGCGGGCGCACACCAACAAAGGTATTAGTGAATGACCTTATGCCAACATATTGGTTAGTGTAATTTCTAACGCCAGCATAGTTGACCTGCCTAATACCAACAAAGTTTTGAAAAAGTGTAGAATATCTTAGGTTAGTATAAGTGCCTAGATACTGACCAGTATACTGCCTAGCATATTGTGGACTGGTATACAACACCGTAGCATACTGAACGTTCTGTACAGTATTTTTAGTATCAAGTGCTGTACCTCTTGCTTCCCAAGTTCCAAATGCAGTGGGTGCACCGTCAGAGTCAGATCTAAGTTGATATTCGCCTACTCCATTAAGGTAATATCCCTGTTGGATCATACCGTTACCGATTTCACCAACTTCGGAAGCAGTCATTTCTTGGTAATCTTGATCACCAATTTTTTTGATAGGGTAATATGCTTCCGGATCTACGTTTACAGTTTCTTTTCTCCAAATATGATAATTTGTAGAACCGTTTACTTTTGTGTCCGTAAAGACAGTATCAATCCATTTGACATATTCAGATGTAGGTTGTGTTGCGCTTAAACGAAAAGAACCAACACCTTCCGTGGATACTGCTATATCGTTAACTCTTAATGCTAATGCGTTATAACTCGCAGAATCCATTTCATATAAAGCACCGTCTGAATCACAAACCACAAGTTTCGGAACTGCTCCATTAAAAGGAACTTGAGTTACAGCGTCGGTCATCTGGCGCAACGTAGTGGTAGTAGATCCACTACTAATAGAAGTTCCTGGGTGAGTACCGATCGGAGAAGTGTAAAAGGTGTCTCTGTAAACACCTATATCAGAGTCATTAGCAGTATTGGTAAGAGTTAGGGATCCACCATATCTTGCACCAACAGAATCGTATGCACCAACAAGACCCAGTCCACCTTCGTTCGCGAAGAGTGCTTCCTCCGCTGTGGTTAACTGTTTTAGGTCTCCACTAGAGTTTAGAATCTTTAGCGGTATTGTAGAAAACGCTGACATTCTATACTATCCTATTAAGGCAACGGATTCAATAATGTTCCATTATTGTCATATATATTTGGTATTCTACTATTAATATCCGCTAATGCTCCATGTACTGTTTTTGCTGTGGTGATTGGCGAACTAACGCCACTTGAAGGCATCGTAATACTACCTGCAACCGTAACATTCGCGCCATCAAATGTCATCGCAGTAGTGGTGCCTGATTTGATAATAAGATCGCCAGAAGTGTTCTTCAGTGCGCCGTATTGTACAGCATTGTCCTTTAATAAAATATCTGAGCCATTGGCATCAAGAGTAATATCGCCTTCAACGTCAAGCACTAAACCAGTTACAACATCTATTTCTGGGGTGCCGTTCAAGTTAAATGTAAACTTGGTTACTCCATTATCCTTAAAGAAGATATCTGCACCATTCGCATCAAGAGTAATGTCACCTTCAGCGTCTATAGTCGTAATTCCACCTGAAGCGATAGTTGTAGCACCGCCCGAAGTGTAATTCGCCGTTGTGCCTGCGGTAACTGCTACAGCATTGGTAGTGTTGATTGTTCTAGAAGAAGCAGAATCAGTATGTCCGCTAGAAACATTAACAGTTCTAGATCCTGTTATCGTATTGGTGTAATTACCAGAAGTTTGAGTTAATCCACCAGTAATGTCTAAAGTATTAGTGGCACCCAATCCATAGGCGAAACGAGTTGTACCAGCATCTTTGAAGTCAATGTCACCACCATCAGCATCTAATGCAATATCACCAGAAACATCTAAGGTGTAGTTTCCTGTGACCGCAACGGTATTAGTTGCGCCCATGGTATGTTGAATACGAGTAGTGCCAGCGTCCTTGAAGAAGATATCTGCACCATCAGCATCTAGCGTAATGTCACCAGGAATATCAAACGTCAAACTACCAGCACTTTGCGTATGTGTTACATTACTAGGATATGTTACTGAGTAATCAGCATTGTTTGCAAGAGTGTGCGTTACTTGATCAGCACCTGCGCCATTTTTGAATATGAGGTCGTTTGCGTCCGCATCCAGTACAATATCACCAGATATATCAAGTGTAAGATTACCTGTACGTGATATCGTACCATTTGTAGCAAATTGATAGTTTGTGGTTCCACCGTCTTTCAGGTATACATCACCACCATCCGCGTCAAGTGTAATATCGCCAGCAGCATCTATGGTATAATTAGAAGGTGCGTCGATTTCATATGTTCCGTCATCATTAAGATTGTGAGTTACTTCATCCCCACCCGCACCGTTCTTAAATCTGATTTGATTACCGTCTGCGTCAAGAGTAATATCACCAGTAGCATCGATCAAAACGTCAGCAGTTGAAGTTAAATCTAAACCGCCAGTAACAGCAACCGTATTAGTAGCAGCAGGATCTAAACTGAAACCTATGGCAGTTGTTCCTGCGTCCTTTAAATCTAATGATCCAGTGTTGGTGTCTAGTACGATATCACCAGATCCATCTAGGGTGTAGTTCCCTGTAACTGTGACTGTGTTTGTTGCACCCAGCGCGTAGGCAATACGGTCTGTACCACCGTCTTTGAATGTAATGTTTGCGTCATCAGCGTCAAGTACGATGTCTCCTGACGCATCAATTGTATAATTGCCAGTTACAGTAGCAGTATTAGTGGCACCCAATGTATAAACAATACGATTAGTGCCTGCAACTTTATATGAGATATTAGTTCCGGCAGCATCTAAGACAATATCATCTGCTACATCAATTGTAAGCGATCCTGTTGGAACGTCAATTTCTTGATTTGCTCCCATAATAAACGTGAAGCGATCTGCCCCACCGTCTTTCATGTATATTGTCGCGTCATCGGCATCGAGAATAATATCGCCGCCAATATCTAAAGTGTAGTTTCCTGTACCACTTTGCGTAATGGTGTACGCACCAGCATCAGTCAGGGTGTGAGTAACAGTATCACCGCCAGCACCATTATTAAAGATAATATCATTACCGTCTGCTGATAAAGTAATATCTCCTGTGACGTCAAGTATGGCATCGCCAGTGTGAGTAATGGTGTCTGTATTAAAAGTCCAAGTAGATCCGCCATTGTTTGTATTAAGTACAAACGAAGTGAATGCATTAACTGTGAAAGCACCTGCTGTGTTCGTTAAACTAGCAGAAGAACCAGTTAAAGTAATATTAGGAGCAGCGTCGCAATTAAATCTAAATCTTTCTGTGGTGCCATCTTTAAGGATTACATCATCATCACCAGCATCTAAGGTAATATCTCCGGAAACGTCTAACGTGTAATCTCCGTTGACAGTCACTACGTTACTTGCACCAAGGTCGTGTTTAACTCTTGATACACCCGCAACCTGCATATCTACAGTTGTACCAGCAGCATCAAGTATGATATCATCAGCGACGTCGAACAGTAAGTTTCCTACAGGAACGTCTATTTCTAAGGTAGACGCTCCCATTATAAGTTCCATATGGGTGACGCTATCATCGTCGAAACAAACGCTAGAACCGCCAGCATCAATCACAACATTATTCACTGCGTCAAGGATGATATTCTGTCCTGACTTTATATCAATCCTTTGTCCACCATTTTGATTTGTGCTGATCAATAATCGGTTTTGTGTTTCGGTTGAGTCTCCAGTAGGATATAAGATCTCACCAGCAGAAGCATCGAAAACTCGCTCAATCTCATTGATCGCGCCAGTTACAGTCTTATATGCAGTATTTCTATCTGCTGCGAAACTACCGCCATTGCCCCCGTGCAGGTCGCTATCTAGTTCGTTGAGAGCATCCACCAATGTATTGGCGGTAAAGTCTTCAAGACCTTTTACTTTAGTAAGTCTAAAACCATTTGTTTCTGGACCAATGGCAGAATCCAGATACTTCATATCCGAGTCAACAATATCACCAAAATGATTAAGATCTTGGATCAGTTGCTGAAAAGTATCTGTCGATTGAAACAGAGGATGATCGCTGTCGTGAAATCTTGGAGGGTTGCTCATTTTAGTATTTCTCTACCATTGATTTTATTAGTTCTTTGAGTTCTGAGAATTCTTTTTTTAGTTCGGCAATGTCGTTTTCCATTGCATCTTTCTTAAGACGCTCCTCTTTCCTCAACCGTTTGCTTTCCCTTGCTAAACGTATTTCTTCTTCGTTGGTATTTATAACAGTCCCATTATGTACATCCTTGTACATATATGCGGAACCTGCTACTTTCAATAAAACTCTCTCATCCATTATATCAACGCAATTGCTTTTATGTCTCTAATGATTGGAACCTGACAAGTATTCGTTGATCTCATGACAACCTTCATCTGGAATTGTCTGAAGTCAGGCAGGTCTCCGTCTATACCGCCAGCGAGATACTTGTACTCTCTAAACTCAGGTTCAACCTCACCGTCCGCAATATACAAAGCATCTGGTGGATTGTTTTGAGGCGGCAAATATATCCAACTACTGTTGTAGATATCTTCGTCATCACCTGTCGTAGTTCTGTAATAAACGTCAATGCTTGCTGCTACTGGTTTATGCGCCTTGACGATAATACGCAAACCGTTTGCTGCTTGAGAAAGAGTAGCAGGTTTGGTAATATGCTTAGAAGGCGAAGTACCCAAAGTAGGATCAAGTTCTGACACATATCCTGATGGCGCATTAGCATTTTGTACGATAGGATATCCTCTAAAATCAATTGAGTCCTGACTATTGTCAGAGTCAATTGGTTGATTGTCAATAATGTGATTAGTAAGTTCAACACCAATTTGTTGAATATCAATCATTGGAGATATGTCAGAAACATACCCACTAGATTTTGCTGCCAGTGCCAAGTCTCCACCAAAGTTTGAAGATTGTGTGGTTTCAAGCGCAGCATTAACAATAATAGAAGGCACTCCACTCATTTCAACGACTTGTTGATCCGAGTTAGCAAGGTATTTCGGACCATTCATATAGATTGGCACGCTTGGACTAAACGGCAACATACCGTTAGCATCAGTTCCTGGTGTTACATTAGTGTCAATCGCAAAACGAGGATCGCGAGTTGCTAAGAACCTTGCATCCGCGTGAGAGTATCCACTAGTGAAAGAGGAAGAGTAGTCAATCTTTGTACCATTAAAGTTTAGATCAAGAATATCAAACACTGCTCTATCAATATTAAATGCAGTTTCCGAAGTCGCACTATCTGCACCAAACGATCCAGCACTATCGAATGCAAGGGTAGGGTCATATGTCGGATTAGGCGATCCTGAGACAACGGAGTCGGTATTATACAACTTGACATAATATCCTTGTACGTTAGCAGAATCTACATAGTTGCCGACGTGCATTATTTGTGCGCCTGTAACACCTCTGTATTCAGCGGTAGGGTCCAATCCTTCAATACGAGGTCTGTCTCCATCACCAAGACCATGAGCAGGGTGATATACGAAGAACCGACTTAATGAAGTAGAATCAGTAGCGGAAGAGTAGATATGATCCGATGGATACAGCGGGTTCACACAAGTAGAGTCAATTGAGAAACTCGTGTTGTAGTTATGCGCTGCTCTTACAGCAGGTTGACTATAGAAGTTCGCATTTCCTGACCCCTTAAACTTAGCAGTGTAGATACGATACGCCAAGTCTTGGTTTTGCTTTGGTGTCCAAGTTGAACCGTTTTGCGAAAGGAATAACGATCCCGTTGCTGGTTGCTTACTCACTCTCTTATCAGTTCTACCAAGGATAAGATCGTAGGTCGTTGCGATATATGCTTCATAATCATCACATTCAGCAAGAAGCACTATTGCGTATTCCTCACCAGCAGCAATGTAGATTGGTTCAGGGAACTCAAACGTAACAGGTTTAGAAAGAACTTCAGTAAGGTTCTCTTTGTCCGTAATACTGTCTACAACTGTGCGACACTCCGCAGCAGTTTTATAAACTCTATGTTGTTCGCTGATGGCATCACGCAACGGGGTGCCGTCTCGAGTGCCACGAATCTGTAACTGTAGTGGAATTTGAGGAGCAATTGAAGGTGGTGCTGATCTTAGGAACACATCAACCTTCGTTATAAACACGCCTTCTACACTGGACTGTCCACTCACCATAAAGGTTTGTGCTAATGGGTCATATCGCTCCCATGTCGTACCAATAACAGTTTCGTCAACAACCTGAGTTGTGGTTCTTTGAGTACGATCAATATAATCCTCAGATACAATCACTCGAGTCGTGATAATATCTCTCCTGCGTACAATATTTCTACCAGTAGCAACATAAACTGTTTTCGCCATTGATAACGCATTATCATTGTTGTTTTCAGAAATATCTAAAAGTTTTACTGGTTTGGCGCCGCATCTAAACTTCCAACCTGCATAGTCAAAGCAGCGAGGACTATCCGCGCCATGTCTCTTTATACCTTCCTTGACTTTTTGGATCCAAGATGAAAGTTCTTTTGCATGCGGGAATATTCCGGATCTAGGAACAGGAACTCTAGCATTGTTTGGAATAAACATATCAAAGTAAAGTCTGCCCTGATCATCTGAAATCAACACGTTTTCGTTAGATGCACCAGTCGCATTAGGATGCCTTCGATACCTTCTCTGTGAAGGTGGGTACTGCTTCCTGTGCGCCTTCTGATTAATAAGTGCAGTATAGTTTGCTTGAGTGCTGAGATCAAGCACCCATTGGTCCATACGAACATTATCAAAGTACAACCAGAAACGAGTATTAGGTCGCAAACCTTCTGCTTTCGCAAGGACGCGTCTTTGACGAATAAACGGTACAGTGTTTACTGCTACGACTCTGTCGCGCTGCATGGTACGATAAGAATCGCTGACCACACGTGTTTTCACGCGTTCCCTAGTGGTCACAGTAGTTTGAACAGTTTGTCTTACTAACTCTCTTTCGCGTTCTCTACGACGCCATCTTCCAGCTATTGTTCTTCTCCTAGTGGCACCAGTAAGTCTGCCTCGTGCCATTCTAGTGTAAGTGGTAGTAGCAGTTGTAGTTTTAGGTACATAATTTGAAAGATCGTTAATCTTAACATGTATAGTACCGCCAGAAACATGTCGATCTGGTAAACGAGTTTGATCTACCCAAAAATCACCCGTTGGATTAAGTCTGAGATATCCTTCACCTTGGAATACGTTAAACGGGTTTACGTTGTAGTAACCGCGTTCTTCATAATCGTATGGCGTTCTCCAAGAAATCATTTCTTGTTTGAGAGTATCGTCGAGAACTGTAGTGTACTTCAACATCAACATATCGCCGCGTTGAACCACACTAGAGTCTCCTGGAGTTGCCATAGCAGTAGGAGAGTTGGTTGCTACAGTTCTGCTGTATGCTGAATTAAAACTTGTTATTACAGTATCGTCAGAATCGTATAAGAAGTCATTGTATCTCTTATCTATTTTTGGATATATTAAAGATTCATCGACATCTAGTGCTTGGGTGATCCAGTTAGGATCGTCAAGATAGTTTGGTCCAGTAGTAGATGCAGTAAGTGCGAGACCCTTAGTGAAGTCATCTACAAAGAAACCAGTCTTAGATCGAAGCGATCCATCAGCACCCAACTCTACAAGATTCTGTGCTTCATTCTCAATAAAGGAAAGCGAAACTGTTTCTTCTAGATTAGAAACTCTGTCACGCAAATCGTCGATATCTGACATCGTATAACGAGGATAACGATTAGCATTGATCATAACATCGCCAATGTCTTTAGTGTTACCGCCCAACAAAACACTAAACAGAGGCATCTGATTTTCTTTCTGACTAGGGAAGGTTGGTTGTAATCCCTCTATGCCGCTGTTTACATAAATGATAGGTTTAAATGTATCCTTCGTATACGCAAGCGTAATTTGATCAATACGCTGGTTATAGTATTCAACACCATGGATTATTTCGTCACCGTCTCTAGGGTGTTCGATGTAGTTTGCAGCGCCCATATTATCTGCTGTTGGATCAAGTTTAGGACGGAAGTCGAAATAGTTGTGTAATGGGTACAACCTACCGTCTATCCTAGATTGGTACGTTGGGATGTCTCCGTAATCAAACCAAGTAGAATCTAGCAAGTTGTAGGAGTTTGGAGAGAAATAATCTCCAGCACCGCTCCACTCAAAATATGCGATTTTTGCTCGGATATTAGTAACGCCCGATCCGGATCCAGATGGACGTAACTCTATTGGTCCATAATAGTTGTCTCTTTGACCACCGTCAAACTCAACTTGATGAGTCAGTTCAGTACCATTAGAATCGTTTTCATATGCCTCTAGGAGTTCAACACCGTCATAAAGAGGTGCGCCACCAACTGGTGCTTCGGCTGCCCCTTTGAAAGTGACGCGGAAAACGCTTCCGGTTTTTTCGAAAGTGAACCAATCTTCTCGGTATGTTTTTGTTTTAGG